TTTTTAAGGCTCCGCCTTTACCGCCTAATAGTCCTCCGAGAGCTTGTAGCACTATGCTGCTCCGCCTGTCATCCAGCTAATTACCCAGATAACAACGATCGCTACAATAGCGGCCTTGATCCAGTCCTTCATTTTCCAATCTGACCATTCTTTAATATGTGACCAGAGATCTTTTAATAGGTTCATAAAACCTCCTTTGTTAAGTAGCGAATTATACTATTTTAAACCTTTGAACGCTACCTTTTTAATCTGTACTTTACTACGTTGACCTTTAGGTCCAGATCCTAAGTTTTGTGTAACTTTTGGACCTTCCATAGTAGCGCTATAAACATCGGCTATTGCTGTTTTATTTACATGAGGGCCTGAGTAAGGATTCATGTCGTTAGAAACAGTCATTTTAGCATTAGGATATAGAGAACCATTTATAAATTTTGGTTTAGGATTGTTAAGTGCCATATTATCTCCTAGTGTATTGTGGGTTTGTTATCTTCTAATTCTTGTATCGCATGTTGCACAAATAGTAAAGCATCGTGTTCTTTGTATCCTTTACCTTCAAATAACTCTTTTACTTTTACCATCAAAACCTCAGCCATGATTAATGCATCCGTTTCACTTTTTACATTATCGTCGGCAAATTTATCCATCTTGGAAATAAGATCATCAAATATTTTTTGTGATTTAAAAATCATATTTATTTACCTTGATTTTTGTATTGAAAACCTGGTCCTTTGCCTTGAGCATCAAGTTTTTTAAGATTAATATTCGCTCTTAGTTGTGCAATATCTTCTTGTGAATCAATTCTTGCATTATCTATAGCGTCTTTTTGTTGTAATTTCTGTTGTTCAAAACCAAGTTTAGCTTGATCAAATTGTAGTTTAGCTTGATCATTCATTGCTCTTTGTTGTAATTCTTGTTGTTTTAATTGAATAACAGGGTCTGGTTGACCAGATCCACTCATTTGTGCTTGTAGTTGTTGTACTTCACCCATAAATTGTGCTTCAAGAACAGCTATTTGTGATTGAGACATTCCTTCTAGATCTGCTCCCTCTGCTACTTGACCCATTTGTTGCTCTGCTTGTTGTATTTGCATTGCCACTGCTTCTTTTGCCTTAATTGTGACATGTTGTAAAATGTGCTTATTTAATTCAACACCTATCTGAGGCATCAACTGAACAATTGGCGATAAGCCAAAAAGAATATGAGCTTGAATATGTGCATCATGATTTTGTCCTTCATATGCTTCAATCTTATCCTCTTCAATTAATTTACGGTTCTCCATGGATGGGCTCATTGGTTCGGGTTTTTCCAATTTCATAATCTTGTCAATATCCGAAACACCCAAAGCCTCGTACATGCGAATATAAGCTTCTTTCACGTTATGAAGTTGAGGCGCACTCGTTGCTAACTGAAGCTGAGTCTGTGCCAACTGAATGCGTTGTGCCATGGAGAATATATTCGGATCAGCCACGGGTATAATATCCACGCGTTCATCGAAATCAGTTTGCTTAATAGCTCTATCTCCTCCAACAACCGCATAAGGGTATTCTTCAGGAAGATATGTTTGAATAACATTTGCCAATAGTTTGAATTCTTTTTGCATCGAGTAATACATTCTTTTATGTATAGTACTCATGATACGTGAACCGCGTTCTAATAAAGCAATAGTCGTTCCAACAGGCGCTCCTTGATTTGCATCACCAACTTGCATGTCAGCAATTTGCGCAAATCGTTGTCCTGCTTGCACAACAAATCCAAGTAAACTAAATAATGTTTGTGATGGTTCTTTATATGGTAAAGGAAGTAATCCTTCTCTAATTGCACCAGACGGTGCATCAACATCTCTAAACTCACCTGGTTGTAATGGCTCATCATTATCGGCGATCCGTAGACCGCGTGTCTTGAAACCTGCAGGAAGGTTAGCTAATGTTCCAGCATCAATTAATTGACGTAATGCTTGTGTCGCGGTACGCGATAGGCCACCAATTAAATGTATTAATCCAAAACCATAAAACCCTAGACCTGGTAAAAATTTAAAGTGAACAAAATATTGTTTCTTTTTGTAAAGCTCATCGCCCTCTTCATAGTTCCTTCTTATAGCTAAAACTTTTCCTGATGTTTCATCAATCGTAACAATGTAAGGTAATTTAATTCCTGTTGGTTCACCGCTACTGTCTACATCTTCGTATCCTTCTAAATCTAAATCCACATGCATTTCTAATAGTGTTACAATATAAGAGTCGCCTGTTTGTTGAATACCATCTAAGTTACTAATAGTGCTTTGAATATTCCCTGTACTGTATGTTGATGTTTCAGGAGGTGCAGGGTTAATATCTATATCTCTATAAAAACCTGCTACTTGTTTTTTACGTACATCGTTCTCTGTTAATTTAACAACATGAGTAATACGCTCACATGAATCTAAATCACTTGCGCTATATGGGACAATAAGATCTTCAGCTGGTATAAATTTAGAAACAGCTCTTCCTAGTTGTCCATCGTAATATACTTTTTTAAATGTAGAACCACTCAGTGGTAGATAAAATAACATTTGATCAAGCTCAGGTGTATACTCTTCCATCACATTAGTAATTTGATAATTCATAAATTCTTTTACGCGTTGCGCTTGTTGATACACTTCAACATCTTCTTTTCCTATAACACGTGTTCGAACAGGGCCATCAGACGGCATCATTTCTTTAAAGGCAGTAGAACTAAATTGTGTAACTGCTTCCGCTAATAAAGGATGTGTCACGGAACTCGCACCGCGAAACGGTCTTGTTCTTTCTTGAAACTTTACACCAAGGAGATCTAATCCTTTTGTATATGTTGTAGCCCATTCATCTCTTGATGATTTGTCATTTTCAAAATCAGCCACCAAATCACTAGAAATTATTCCTAGTTCATTGTCATCCATATTTTCTGCTAAGTTAGCATAAAAATCCTCTTCTATTTCTGGTTCATCAGAAACAATTGTTTCCTCCGTAACTATTTCAATCTCTACTGGTTCTTCATTTTGAATTGCTTCTTCGATTGTTTCACCAACAACAGATTGTATTTTTTGATCTATATTATCAGCCATAATTTTTTATAACCTATTAATGTCTATAAAGCCACCAAAATGAAATGTAGGTATTTCAATAGAACCACCTAATTTTTTCTTCGTTATTTTTTTGGTTGTGTCTTCGATGCTTGTGAATTCTCTTTGGAGGATTTTTGCGAAGAACTTCGTAAGTTGTTCTGCATAATTATAGATGTTTGGCCTGCCTCCACCTTCGGAAGTTGTTGAGGAGTCGTCACTAAAGTTGTTTTTAAAACCGCCACCTTGTTTATCCTTTTTCCAATTGTTAACTAGTTTCTCTAATTCTATTTCAGATATATACGTATTAGCATCTAAATTCAAATCATTTGTAATATCATTAAGCTGATTTTGAGTAAATTCTTGAATATAAGGTAGTATATCTGCTTTTTTTAAAGGAGAATTTTTAATTGCTTCTTTGTCTATAATTATACGAATTCCTGCATTTCCGTCTACTATTATAGGTTGATAACCACGAAATAAACCATTAGGATCCGCGTTTATAATTCTTTCAAATAAAGATTTTAACGTATCACTATCACGTAGATTTTCTGAACCATCTTCAACAATATCTAAAGAAAAATGATTAGGATTCTTTGTTAGCTCTTTTGCAGTATTAACCCATACCTCTGTTTGATTAAGCATGTAAGCAAGTTTAGCTGCCGCGTCTTTTGCGGTTTCTTTTGACATGTAGGCTTGTTGCACGGTTGATGGATTTTGATATAATTCCCAACCACCTGTACCATGAACAGTTCCACTAAAATCAACACCTGTAAGTTCTTTAACATATTCAATTGCTTTAGCTGTCACTTCTTCGTTCACTATAAATTTTTTATCATCAGGTAAAGCATTATATTTTTCTCCGTATTCCACGAACCACGGAGAACCTTCACCAGGATCGACTTCCATAGAAAGACGACGCAAGTTTCTATTAAGAGCCATATCAATATCTCCACTGGTCCCTAATTCACCATACATCTTTGTTAGGTTCATCCAACCAATCGCTTGAATTTCTGCAGGGATCCAATCGTTCTTACCTTTCCAGTTTATATCATTTAAATACTTTGTAAGATCTTGACCAAATAAAGATCTGTTTTCATATTTAGTTCCTGCTATACCGCCCGCACCAAAATCAGTTTTAATATTTTCTGGAACAATGTAACCAAGTTCTCGAAGTTTATTTAAGTAGGTAGGATCTACCATTCCTGTATCTCTTGCTGTATGAACGTCGACCACGAACGGCGAACCGCCTGCCTTGTCATTATTCATAATGGAACGCGTTTCTAAACCTTCGCCCGCATCAATAAAATCAGCAATCTTTGGACCAATACCACTTTCAATATCTCTTCCATAAATAATACTTTTAATATTATTTGTTGGTGCAGGAAGACCTTTTCCTTTTACCTCATCAAACGGCACACCTCTTTTGTATTGCTCATAAATATATAAAACATTGGTTAAAGCATTTGTGGGAGACTCGTTAATTTGTCCTGATAACCATGCTCTTGCTACTTTATCACGAAGATCTTTATCTCCTCCAGTAACAACATCAAAACTTTCATATACTTTTTTATACCAATCTTTTTGATTAAAAATTTCTTCATCGCTTAATGTAATTTTATTTGTCCAATCTTCAAAATTAATGTTACCTATAGCAATAGGAGGTAGATTAGATCCTTCGGGACCATTTAAAACTATACGATCGTTTTGTGGGCCACCTGGATATGTATCCGTCTTACCATCAATAATATTTTGTAATCGCAGTTTGTGTAGTCGTGTAATGTTATCCGTTTTTTCAGGAGCAAAATTAACACCTTTCTTTTTTTTCTTTTGAATATCTATAAACTTATCTTCAAGTTTGGTGACTGTTTGATCCACCGCTTCTTCCATTAAAACTTCAGCTAATCTTTTCCAATTAATATCTATCTTTGGTCCATCATCATTAGGATCGGGCATTTGATCGGGAAGATCAGGTAACACGTTTCCTTCTTGATCTATTGTTGTTATTTTTTCATCATCATCTTTTTTTGTTTGTAAAACAATATTATCTAAGGACGTATCGCCAACCACGGGAGGTGCATTATAAAAACTGTCTCCGTATGTTCTGTATTCTTTAATTCGTTCTGATTCAGTTTTGGGAAATATAGTTTCAAGATCTATTAAATCATTAGCACCATAACCTGAAAGATCTATATTTTGCCCTTTAAAATATTCAATAACAGCAGGAACAGACATCCCCATCTGCGTTGCGATAACCGTTAGAGGTACTGCAGCTTGGACTACCATTTAATAATACTCGGGTTGTTGTTCGTAGAGTGGTTTAATCGGGTCTTCATAATCATCCTTCAGCGCAATAAAATTACCTTGACGATAACGCATCAATGCTTGCGTCATACTATCAACTAAATCATCATGCTCACCATAAGGAAATGCGGCGCATTCTTCAATCATTTCTTCCGCAAATTTTTTTCCTTCAGGAGCCCACACTTGCCCTGATTCAAAAATAGGCGAAACAGAATTTACTCTTGTTAACTTATCGTTACCACGTGACGGCGAATAACTTACCACAGGAATTCCTACTTGTCTAAGTTCTTGTATTAAGGGCATACCACTTGCTTTAGCTTCAACAATAATTGTTTCTGGTTCCCAATACTCGTATTGTTCTAAAGCAATCTTTTTTAACTCAGGAAATTCCCAACGCTCTTTGATACAATCTAATAATATAATTTGATCCTGATTATATCCTGCTTTAAAAATTCCCCATGTACTAATCGCACTAAAATCGGCTTTTTCTTTTTTACTAAAAGCGGTGTCATAACTTTGTATAATGTGAACAAGTTCAGGCATATCTTCTTTTTCCCACATCTTCCACCATTCACGTTTTATAATCGCTCCTTCTTGAGACGTTGGTTGTTGTTGATATTGCGCTTCCCACGACATAACAGGTAAGTTTGATTTGATAGACTCTAATTCTTGTTGTTTCCAGTACTCGGGCCAAATAGGTTTACCACTTGGAAGTAAAGCAGGGAATTCTACTACCTCCCATTGGTCCGCTTTAGTTTCTGCTTGTTGTTTTATTAAACGACCCGTCAAGTCGCGCTCCGACCAACGTGTCATTACGACAACTATAGCTCCACCTGGTTGTAAACGTTGCCTTGGTCCTGACATATACCACTCAAATGCATTATCAAAATTAGTTTCACTGATGCTTTGCTCTGAATGAGGGTCATCAATGATCAATAGATCTGCACCACGTCCAGTAATAGCACCACCGATACCAGCTCCAAAATATTCTCCTGCATGATTTGTTTCCCAACGTCCCGATGCTTTACTATCTGCACGTAATCGAACATCTTTAAATATTTTCTTGTATCCTTCGTCGTCCATAAGGTTACGCATTTTTCTACCAAACCTATATGAGAGCTCTGCTGTGTGAGTTGCTTGGATTATCTTTGTTTTTGGTTTCTTACCCATTAACCAAGCTGGAAATAAGTACGAAGCAAATTCTGATTTAGTGTGTCTTGGTGGCATATTAACAATTAATCGCTTTAACTTGCCAGAAGCTATGTCTTCAAATTTTTTAGCCATTACATTGTGGTGATATCCATCAATAAATTCGGGCCAAACCATTTTAACAAAGTGCATAAAGCTATCTTTTGCTTTAGCTGCATCATCCTGCATCGCAATTGCTAATAAAAGCCTTAATTCTTCGTCCGAATACTTTTCAAATTTATTATTTTCTTGATCCATTGGGACTCCTACCCTCTTTATACTAAAAAAAAGGGGTATACCCTATAAAAAAGTGTTTCATATGAAAAATTGGTGGCTGAAAATTTGAAACATGGCCCTAGTTCTCTCCGCGCACAGATCACGGCCAATTTTAAGGGGCCCATTAACCGCGGAAAACCGCCATTTTTGATATGATCCACAGGTACCCTAAGCAATGTTACCGTTGCGCGTCACGGTAAACCGCCAAAAACGAAAAAAGCCCAGAGTTCTGCGGTTTATTAGCTAAGTCAAATTATAAGGTACGAAAATAAAAGTTATCGTGCTTTATAATTGGCGGATTACTTAGGTTTTTTGGGGCGCGAACCGTGAACCGCCTGCAGATATCTAGATATAGTATCCCAACCTTCCCTCGTTGGCGGTTCGAGTACACCGTTTCGTGAGAGATCTAGCGATAACCTTCCCTCATACAGATTTATCGTGTCTGGGGGAAGGTGCTTCGCGTGTTTT